AAGCTGCTCCCCAAATTCCGTCCATGACTTCTTAAGGTCGCCAGTGGCTGAAGCAGCCGAACGAGCTAAGGCTGCGGGGTCCCCACCTAAAGCACGGTTAGGAGTCGAGAACGGAGGGGATATAGGACTCAAGGATGGTTGTTCCCCAAACGGACTGGTTCGCATAGCAGCATCACGAGAAGCAGACAGTGTCTCCCCCCGAAGCTCCTTTTCAAACTCTTGATGGGGAGTGTCTAAGGCTTTATACAACGTCGTAAGATACGACTCGATCCTCGATAGACCGTTCTGTCCCTCCAACGCATTAAATGTATTCGACGTGACAGGTGATGCCGGCTCTGACAAACCTCGGAATAATGATTCTTCAGCTGCGGTGAGACCCTCAGGTGTTTCATTCGCTTGCTCATTTAGGGGTTCGATCAACTCTTGCTGTACCTCTTGTTCCGCTGCAGCACGGGCCTGGTTGATTCTTACCTCGGTTTGCTCAAAGGTCTCAAAGGTACTGATTGGGTCAGCGGCTGCTAGCTCAGCCGCTGCCGTTCCTGCGTCTTTCTGAGCGTTGAACGCTACACGATACTGTTCCGACAGGTCGTTAGGAACCCCAAAACCAAACTCGGTCACCACTGGCAGACTAGTAGTATCTGCCGCCGTGCCGGGCCCAGAGAGAGTTTTTACCTGGAAGCCTACGTTAATGAAGGCTAGGTCTGAACGACCTGTGATACACAAACAATCTGGATCATCGGCAGCTAGATTACTTTTAATATTCAACTCGGCGATGGTCAATGCCCGAGACAACTGAGTAGCCTCTAGGGACACGGCACGACTGTTCTGACCGTTTGCAGTCAGGGTTCCCTGAGTCTCCCTAGAACCAAGAGGGCGTCCATCTGTCAGACTGTTACCCTCATTCCTAAATTGGGGAACTTTGGTCTCAGGGTTGATGGTGCCAGCTGTCTGGGTGTCTTCGGGTTGAAGCGTAGCTAGGGTCTCTGCAGGGCTAGCGTAGACTGATGTGATTGCCGTGATACCTTGCGATTGTGCGCTGAGTGTCTCGAACAATCCCCCCGACAAAGAAACCTGCAAGTCTACCTGAGCTTTCTTATTGTTGGCGCCTGACTCAAGGATGAGCGATCCGTCTTTGAGCAGCACTCCTCGACCGTACTTGAAGTGTCCGATCACTTCGAAACCTCGGTCGTCAGAGACTGGACGGATCATAGCGCTCTTGCTATCACCTATAGTGACACCAGACGTCGTGGTATCATTCACCGTCACCTTTTTAGATGCTATCATTAGGATTTCATCGATGACACTTGATATGTCGTGAGCGTAGGTGAAGGCACCGGCTGAGTTGATACCGTAACTGTATCGGTTGACGAGATGCCGTTCACGAACCTTGTCGGCGTCACTGAATGAGTTAGTTTTCGCTATATTATCGTCGATCTGTGGCTGAAAATTCTCGGGGTTCTGCTTACTAATTTTTCGCGTGGATTTGGCATTCTTAGAAGCATCCCGCTTCTCACCGGCAAGCTTCCGCAATTGATCCGGTGGTGCCGTGAACGGTCTCGTATACACCATCACAACATTAGGATACCCTACGATACGGCCTGTTTTAGGATGCCTCAGTATCAAAGGAGCGTAGGGATCATCCACCGTCCCTTGAAGGGCTGGGTTGACTTCCGCAGAAGTAGGAGGAATCTGGGCAGCTTCCCCAACGTTAAGCTCGAATCGCCCTTCTTTCTGTAACTGCTTGCTTGTTGGAGGAGCGGTACCTCTGGGTGTGGTGAGCCCCGTCACATTATCAGTGGGCACTGCTTGGGCACCCAACCCAGTGAGCTTAAGCGTACCGATCCCCTTTGGCGCCAAAAACTTCTGCCGACGAGCTGTGAGAGTCAGAGACGTCTGAGCCCTCCCCCCAAATTGAATGTTGTGGCTGATCCCTTGAACGTACCAGACCTGATCTTTAGGAGCGACGTAGATGGGGAACCCTAACCTAAGCTCCGGTCGAAGCGGGATGTTAACCGTACCTCGATGACGTCTCGAATTCATCCGGTCTAGGATATCCAACCCCGTAAGGAACATGAGGTTGAGATCTTTCCCCATGAACTCCGAGTTGTACGTGTGCGTCCGCCAACCGTACTTACGCAACAGGTGGTAGTCGGTGACCGACGTGTAGGGCGTCGCCTCTGCGGGCATCCCCCAATCGATAGCCCCAGAGAAGTTACCCTGTAGCTGAAGCTGCGTGAACACCTCTGCCTCAGACTCAGAGAAGTCCCAGTCAATGATGTCGATGTCTTGGATCCAAGATACGGGCTTGTTGCTCAGAACGTCGAGGTTGTAAAATGGAGGCTTGAAGACGATGTCTCCCGTGACATCCATGTAAAACTCGTACCCAATGACCTCCTTGGCAGCGTTTGCCAATTCCAACTTCGTCTGGTACTCACTCTGCCAGAAATTGACTTGTCCTGCCTGAGTAGCCTGCGTCCGGAACGCTACAACACCAGGATCGGTGGGATCGAATAGCATCTGGCTCGAATTGTTACCACCGTTAGCTTGACGTACAGCTTTGGAGGCTAGTCCTCTGCCTTGCCCTCGGCTATTCTTCAACTCCTCGTACAAAGTATCCCCACGAACGGCGACGCCTGCTGTCCCATACAGTAGAAGGTTAGAACGGATTCGGGTGAACCGTTCGTTCCAGTACCGCATGATGCCGCCAAATGCCGACGTAAATGTGTCTCTCTGAGCGCCCCGCTCCTGATACAAAGTCTTAAGGGAACCTGTACCAACGACGACGTCCCCAAATGCCTGTTGGCACATACTCCAGATGACATCGTAAGGGTTCGTGCCGAAAAATACGTTCCCGAAGATACTACGCCCCTCCTGCCCCGAGGGTTGAGTCCAAGCCGCATTGATGTTCATCTTGCAGAGTTCCCACCATTTGAGAATATCGGCACAGTTGATCGAAACCGTGTGCTCCCCACCCGAATACTGGTCGCTGATCTCGGTCACAAGCCCCCAGAAGATGGGGTAGTATTGGGGTAGCCCTTCGATGAGAAAATTGCCCTTGGCGAAGATCTCCACCTCCATCATGGGGGTGATCAGTGGCACCCCATCGAAGTAGAACTCGTCAACGGTGTGCCTTGGGATCGATAGATTGATGGCCGCCGATCCTGGAGGACTGTCGATGTTGAGATCGACCTGAATGCTCGTGATGTACTTGCTTAGATCGAACCGCTTCCTGCACCCAGGGCACCCAAGGATATCCAACTCCCCGTTGATGAAAACCATAGCGTCAGGCGCCGTCACTACAGTAGGACGAATACCTGGGCGCCACGTTCCTTGAAACGGTCCTCTAGCCATTGGTAAAGCCTCCTACAGGCTGATTTATCTGCGCAGTATTAGGGCCTTGAGGTATTAACCGTCCCTGTTGTACCCTCAGCTTTTCACGCCCTGCACGAAGGAACGAGTCATCGGGACGGTCGAGTAAGAACGCCGCCCGCACCGTAAACTCAAAGGAGTAATCCATCGTAAAAGGCTTCGTGTCTTCTTCAGTGACGTTGAAGCTGTCGAACGAACCAATGTATAAGATGTCGTCGTAGAAGATGTACATCGATCCTAGCATGTTCAGGTTCACACGACTGTCGGCACCAGTCCCCTCTTTCAAGTAGAGACCCGCATTGTTCCGGTATAGTAGAAACAACGACATGAAGTTCTGATACGCCTGACTGAAATTTCGTGCGTTACGAGTCAGGCCTGGCCCCACAGCGTTGGTGCGATCAATAGAGTAGAAGGCGGCGACCGAACCTGAGGCAGAAATCTTATCCTGGTTGTCTCCCCAGAACTCGATGATTGGACCATCCCTGCCCCAGTTGCCGTCGGTAACGATCTTCTCGCTCTTGACGGAGAACGAGCGGGGGTTGACGAGCATCCTAAGGGGTGGGGTGTCTCGAACATTCTGAAGCGCCTTACTGATAGATATGGCTTGCGCCCGTTGCCCTACCGTTAAGGCTTGCCCGAATTTAGTCGCGTTGAGGCCAGAGTCAGCAACTTTATCAAGGTATTCCCTTGATTGGTTATTCGCAATCGCTCCGACAAGACCCCAACTAGGTACTCTTGTGGCTGGCGGCGGTTCTGTAGGATCCTGAAACGGAATATCTACTTCAGAAGCTATGGCTTCGGCTATCAGCTGACGGATAAACGATGGGGGAAGATTCGCAATCTTGGTGTTCAGGTCATCGACCGTGATCCCACCATCACCATTGACGTCCAACGGAGCATTCTGCCTATATGCCAATTCTTGGTAGTTCCCATCCGTGAACCCCTTGACCACAGCGTCCTTGCTATAAAGAGAGCCGTCTGGATTGTTGAACCCACCAAACACCTTTCGGTACAGTAGCCCTCGGTTATTGGTGTTTCGCATCCGAGTCCGGCGCATATACAGCTCGGTCCACCCTAACTGCTCTTGTGCCGAAAGATTCTGAAAGTTATCCCAATCTTCCTCGGACATCCCAAAGATCCTGGCTGTCTTATGAGTGAATTGAATGAGACCCTTAGCTACAGCAGGCTTGTCTTTTCCGTTGGCATGGTTAGCAGCCGCTGGGTTGAACCCGCTTTCATTGTATGTCAGAGCCGCCATTGCAATAGGGTCCACATTCTGACGGCGGCACATGGATACGAAGTTTTGCCAAAACTCCGGTGAACGATCTCGTGCGGCTGACCCCCACTTCTGCTGCTGTTGCGAGCTAGCAACCGTTCCAGAGTTACCCCTGGCCGATGTGTCGTCAGAGTTGTCAATGACACCAACACCGTTAACAGTGTCGAACCGAATAGGATCACCATTGATATCTGTGAGTCCTATAGTAGTGCCTTGAACGGCGCCTATCGACTGCGACCTATCCAACGACAATTCGCCTCTAGCGATCTGTGCCAGACCATTAACGTTAATGGCTGGAGGTAGCACTCCAATGGCAAAGATCTTAGGATTCCTAGCTCTCTGAGCCACTGCCGATAAAGGAATGAACTTCTCGGCCAAGCTATCGGAGTCCAAAGTCAGGTTGCTGTAGTAGCTCAACAGGTTCTGATATGTACCGGGAGTGTGGTACTTTGCCGTTGCCTCAATCTCAGAAAAGATCAAGTTTTTGTCTTCAGAAGTTGAGTTACCCCCAGAAGGTGCGACATCCGCCTGTACAGGATTGGTAGGCATTTAAGTTACCTCCGGTGTACTAACAAAGTTACTCCTCTGAAAACTGGGGGCACTAGGAGTATTAAAAGCACCCCCGGAAGCCTGAGTACCGGGTAAGTTCAGGACCGCTGGAACCGCCATCAAGGTCTCCTCAACCTTGAAGGTCCAGCTGAGTTTGAAGGCAAACGGAGAATCGTCCGTCTCTTCAAACTCGAAGCTCCGAAACGTGCCGATGTACATCCCTCGATCATACATCAACATAATGTCCCCTTGTAGCACGATGTTGCCGAAAGGATCGTGCAACGACCCATTATTAAGGTATAGGTCCTGGAGATCCCGGAACCGATCCCATGCGATGGTCCGATGCCGAAGAACCGACGTTATGCCTGTGAGGATATTCATGAACGCACCCGTCGAGGCTTCTGCGCTGATATCGATCAGCTCGTGACCCCAATGCTGCTCGACGAACCCTCCACGTGTTTGGAACTTCTCAACCTTCTGAATGTGGTTCTCTTGGATCGACGATGGATTGACATGTAGAACTAGGGCGTGAGGTAAAAGTACCTTTCTGTTATTGAGAGGGCTCGTAACCTGAAAGGCCA